GTTTTTTAATAGTTCTAATGCCTGTTCTTTATCAGATACAGTTCCTTCTCTTGCTTCTGATAACTCCGTGCCACCTTTTCTCATAGCTTCATTAATAAACATTGTTCTAGAATCAATGTCATCTTCAGTTACTGGATAACCAACCATACTTTGCTCAATATCTATACCATACGAATCATCTATTGTCGTAATGTCTTGAGGAGTTTCTTTTTTAACCTCTTGTATTTTTTTATATAAATAAGCTATCTCATCTAAATCCGATGGAGCAGTATATCGAAAGTTATATATGTCTTTACTTTTATTTTTAATAGGTTTTAATAAACCTTTATAAGAAAATTTTATTTTATCTGCAATATCTAATTTTTTTCTTAGCTTTTTATCTTTAGACAAAGCCTTGTATTCATTTATTTTTGTATTAATAATACTATTAGGAGCTACTATAAAAGATGCTTGTGCATCACTAGGTACATCTTCAGGTCTTTTTATACCTAATTTTACAACATTTTCAGATTCAGACCCTACTCTAATAGGATAACCTAAATAAAAAGAAGCAATTAATTTTTCAATTTCTGTTGTTATATTATCTAAACCAGAAGAAAATAATTTTTCTTTTACTTCAGAAACTATTTTACCAACCTTTTCAACTTCTGTTAAATCACCATATTCTTCTAATCTTTGTTTTTGTTCTTTATCTGTCTTTGCAGGAAATACAAAACTAGGGGGTGATATTGGTGATTTATAAAATTCATATTCTTGGTCAAGTCTAGCACTTAGTTCTGATAAGGCAATAGAAAAATTCATTCTAATACCTGTTGACCTGCCTTCTTCATCTTGAATAGGCTTGTCTTGTGTAGATGTTCTGCCAAGAAATACTGATTCTAATTTATCTAATTTAGATAATTTAAGTGCCATATTTAGTCTTAACTTATCTATTTTATCTTTAGGTTCTTTTAGTTTATTTATAAAGTCATCAATGTTTTCCGTATCAAAAGACAAAGCTTTATTTAAATTTATTATTTTTTCTGTACTATCTCGTCTTGAGCCAAACAAACCTGATGAATTATCTGGAGCTAATAATTCTTCATCAGTAAACTGTCCTAGCTTACTTATATTTTTATACTGTGGACTTCTAAAATAATTTACAAAAGACTTAGGCAATCCTCTTGTATCTGTAGGATATAGTTCTCTTAATGCTTTATCTGGATTTTTACCTTCTTTAATATACTTTTCTAAAATAATTCTATGTCTATTTTCTACATTAGTAGATTCCAATTCACCACTTGCTAATCTATATGTCAATGATGCAATTTTTTCTGCGGTGTCTAAACGATGATTTAAAACACTTAAATTTACAAATTTTTGAAGAAATCTAACTTTATCCGATGGTGAAAAAATATCGTATAATTTTTGTAAATCATCTACACTATCCTCATAAGCCTTTTGAACATCGTAAGAAATAGCTGGACCATCAATAGTTGAAGGTAATACTTTAGGCATTTTCTTTTTAGATAACTCTTTACTTACTATACTAGCATCATTAGAAGGTTGCGAAACTGTCCTATTGGCTAGTGCATAAATAATTGTTTGTAGTCTTTCATTAACTTCTGCATTAGTATATTTACTAGAATCTTTGTATTCACGATATTTTTCTCTAGTAAGGGGAGAATAACTTAGCTTACCTGTAATTTCAGTTGCTCCTTGTTGTATCTCCTTTTGTATTTTTTCTTTTGCTGTATCTACATTTTCAGGTAAATATCTAACAGGACTATCTCCTTGTGCAAAACCGTGCCTGTGTTGAATTGCGTGTTGTAACTCATGTAGTAAAGTTTCTTTCATAAACTTAGCTTGTGAAGGCATTAAGTTAATTGTATCAAATGATGGCGAATAAGAGCCACCTGCCATGCGGTTAGTTTCTAAACTTACAGGTATGTCTCCTATAGGTTGATATGTAACTCCATATTCACCAACCATTTCTTTGTCGTACTGTTCATAAAATTCAGGAAACTTTAAAATATCCCTTACACGTAACATAGGTATCTTCCGTAAATCACCTACTGTAAGAATATCTATTCCTAGATAATCTGCTTGTTCTTGACGAGTTTTTACCTTAAATATAGGACCTGTCATGGTTCTTTCTACAGTAAAAAACTGCTCATCATTTAAGACAGTTTCATCTAGTTCCGCATTATACGAAGGTATCTCTGTTTTAATCTGTCCATCTATCTCATCTACATATGCACCTGTTTCTTTAAATATACTTCTTTTATCTTCATCCTTTAAATTTTGAAATAATCTGTAATCACTTTCTAAAACATTTATGTCTGCATCTTCTTGTATATCAGACATTCTTTGTGTGTATGCTTCTTTCGCTTTTTCTCGCCACTGTTTAGCACCTTCATCTCCTGATACTGTGCCTTCACCTATCATCATCTCATCTATCTGTGCTTTGGCAGTCGTTTCATCTTCTTGTTGTTGTTGTTGTAATGCATCACTAGGCACATCACCTGCTAATGCTAATCCACTAGTATCGTCAGGACCTCTGAATATATCTTCCATCTGTCCTTTAGCTCTATCCACTAAAGATGATGGTGATGTTCTACCTGCTACATTTACAAGTTCTCCTGCACCTCTTGTAGCACCACCCATAGTGCCACCTAAAGCTGCTGAATCAATAATCTTGTCAGCAATCTCCATGCCTGTATATTCGCCACCTGTAAGTGCTGCACCACCCATGATAGCACTTTCTTGTAGTGCTTCTGTTCCTGCTTCACCTGCTGTAGCTTTACCTATACGAGCAGCTATTGCTTTACCTGCTTCAGGCTTACCTGCTTTTGCTAATGCTGTGATTAATTCTTCACCTGTCATATTAGACAGTTTACCTTTAGGTATTACTTTACCTGCTCCAAACTTATCTAGTATACCAACTAAAGCACCTACACCTACAGCTACGTTAGCATCATACGTGCCTGTCTTGTCTTCCATCTCCTGTGCCGATTCACCTGCACCCATTAATACCGAAGAGCCTATTGTAGCTCCTGTAATCGCCAAGGAAGCAGGTATACTGAATGGAGCAGTAATTGCAGCCAAACCTGTACCAACTATCGCTGTACCGCTTGATACAACGTTTTCTATGGATTTCTCTTTTAACCAACCAAGAGCATTGTCAATACCACCTTGTTGATAAGCTTCTCGTAGACTGCCTTGATATTCAGGTGTATAACCACCTTCTTCTATATCTTTTTCTTGTTGAGCAACAACGTCAGAACCAAACTGTTCCATGCCTTCAATACCAGTAAACTTTCCTGCTACTTCTACACCTTTACCTAGTAATCTTTGTGCTTGGTCTATACTAAAATCAAAAGCACTATCTTTTTCTTTCTCAACTACTTTTGCATTATCAAATAGCATTTTTTCAGTTTGTGTTGCCACTATTTACTTCATCCCTTAATAGCTTTAATCTACGTAGTGCTGTTATAGCACCTTGCGTTCTATATACAATAGTCATATCATTAGTCTGTTCTATTGCTTTATGATGTTGGTCTATGACCGCATCTAAATATTTATTGAATTGGTGCTGATGGCTGACCATCGGCTTGAGGTTGCCCAGTATTTGCTTGAGGTTGTCCTTGTCCACCTTGCGGTACTCCTGTAAATCCTTGCTCTCCCGGAACAGGTGCTTGTCCTGTACCTATGATACCACCGCCTGTTCCTGATGTGTCCATGGGGTTTGAACCCGGAACCGGAGCACCTTGCTGTTGTTGCTGTGGTGGTCCTTGGAACTGTTTTAGTAGTTCAGCTTGGAGTGCTGTTTCATCCATATTGTTGGTTACTTTATCAGGGTCTAAATCCATAGCCTTTGCAATCTCACGAATAATGTATTGAAACTTCGCAAAAGGTGCAAGTGCAGGATTTGATGCAGTCTGTAAGAATTGCATTAATCTTTGTGACCTTACTTCGTTAGCCATTAAGCTTTCTGTTCCACGTGCTTTAACTTCTAAGTCACCACGTATAGCAGGGTCAAAATCAAATTGCATATTAAATCTAAACAATCCTTCACCTAAAGGTTTAAGTAAATAATCGTCTACATTTTTAATAACTGTTTTTATGCTACCACTTGCTGCGTTCATTAACATTGATATACCTGATGCAGTTCTACCTACACCTTGTACACCTGTCTGTCCATGAGAGAAGGAAGGTAGTCCTGTGCTCTCGTCAGCAAGTACTCTAGCTTTATCGAACAGTTGTAAGTTCTCATTTGATACGTTAGGAAACTTAGTACCGAAGATAGCTTGACCCGGAGCACCACCTTGTCTTCTGAAGACTTTGCCCGGATACACAGATAAATCTTGCCCCGGAACTAGGTTGGTTTCATCTACCTCTATAAGCAAGTTACCTGATAGCACAGCATTGTCTACAGCCATTCTCATAAAGCCATTCATAAGTGTCTGTGTGTCATCCATGTTTTCAGCTAAACCTACTCCAAAGAATGAATACGGATTTAATTCATATGGAGCTGCCATGTAAGGTATTGTAGAAGGTTTGAATGGATTTAATACTGCTCTTAGTAGTCTGCCATTACATACCCATATATTTGCCTGTAGTTCATCGAAGTCCTGTAATTCTTTTGGTACATCTACTTCTTGGTCTAAAAGCATTTCGGTTTCAATCATACCCCAATATTCTAATACTTCATATCTATCAACGTAACTGTCTTGGTCATAGTCTGTTAAGTCATCTTCCCAGTACTTCTTTGTATAGTTTTCACCAGCATTGATAGCTTCATCAATAACGTTAGCTCGGAAGTATGGTCTACGTTTTAAAGCACGTAAATCACTACGTGACATCTTGTGTCGTTCTATGATGTATTGTGCTTCATCCATATTATTTGCATCTGGGTCAGGGTAGAAATCCCAAACAGATACATGATTTACTTGAGGAACAGTTTTAAACTTAGGATTGTATTCGCCTTCGCCATCCCAATTAGGATATTCTTTATCTACCGCAAAAGGTCCTTTCATTACTCCTGTTCCGAATAATGCCATCTCAAATGCTGTGCTTCTTAAATGTTTAGTAGCACCTGATTCTTGCAGTTGGTCTATTATCTTTTTTTCCATAGACTTAGCTGCAATCATAGCAGGACTAAAAGTTATCGCTGTCGGAGTTTCGCCAACACCTTCTTTAAGGTTTTCAACTTCACTAAGCTTTTCTTCCAAAGGACCGAGACCGTCTTGCAGACTTTGTGCAGTAGCTCCTCTAGGTAGTTCCTTACCGTCACCGTTAAAACCATAAGGAGATTCCATTGAAGAATCTTGGTTGCGTAGTTCTGGAGGTTCTTTAGGGTCGAAATTAACATCTTTTTTTACTCCTTCTGGTAACTCTGTGGGTTCTATACTCACAGGGAATTTACCACCTGCAAATAAAACATCCACGATTTGACCATATGCAGCCAACGTTTTTGTTTTAGTTACTTTGATAAATACTCTTGATTTCTCTGCTTCTGTAAATTGTACATCAGGACCATATATACCTCGATAGTTTCTGTAAGCACGAACCCATCTTTGTTCATCTTCGTATCTACTGTCTTCTGATTTTTCAAATTTACTAGTAACATAATTTGCTAAACTAGATACTCCTACATCGGCTACTGCTGTATCTTCTACATCATCCAATGCTATTGCATCATCTTCTATATTTATTTCATTATCTTCTGCCATTTTAATATCCAAAGGTTGAATCTGCTACAGGCATACTACTATTAGGTCTGCCCATAGGGTCATAGTCAAATATACTAAATCGTGGTCTTGACATTATACCATATCTTAATGCATCATACAAGTGGTCTTCTGCTCTTGTGTCTACATCTTCAGGATTTTTCTTATCCAATGGTAGTGCTGGTAATTGTGATACCATATTAGTACAAGTATTAAAGAATACTAATCTTGGTTCTTCTGTAAACTCATCTACTTGTAATCTTCTGTGTATTTCATTCTTTCCAGATACACGACTGCCTTTACTTCTATCAGAAGGTCTAAATCTACACCCCTTCATAATCATCTGTTCAGCCAAAGAAGGACCAGTATCCCCACGTTTATGCCAAAGAGAACTATCCAGAACCCCATACTTAATATTTCCATCATCAGCTTCAGCATCCAATATCATATCTGCCAAATCTGTGGCAAGTACTTTGCTACAATACAACTCTCGATATACAATAATCTACTCGTCTGGAGAAACAGCAAACCACAACACACCACTATAAGAGCCATAACCATAATCGCAAGCACGAAATTTAACCCAATTTCTTGGAATTGAAAAAGGCTCAATAACGTGAATATTCCTATCAAACTCAGTAAAAGCAGCACCTTCTTTAATATCCCAATCACCTTCAAGCAACTGCTTACGTTGGTGTTCAGGTAAGGATAGAAGCATTGCTTC